GACAGCAGGTTGAGCAACAGCAGGTTGAGCGACAGCAGGTTGAGCAACAGCAGGTTGAGCGACAGCAGGTTGAGCAACAGCAGGTTGAGCGACAGCAGGTTGAGCGACAGCAGGTTGAGCGACAGCAGGTTGAGCAACAGCAGGTTGAGCGACAGCAGGTTGAGCAACAGCAGGTTGAGCAACAGCAGGTTGAGCAACAGCAGGTTGAGCGACAGCAGGTTGAGCAACAGCAGGTTGAGCGACAGCAGGTTGAGCGACAGCAGGTTGAGCGACAGCAGGTTGAGCGACAGCAGGTTGAGCGACAGCAGGTTGAGCGACAGCAGGTTGAGCGACAGCAGGTTGAGCAACAGCAGGTGCATTGTCATGAGGAGTTTCACCTGCTATAGACTCAAATACACGGGTATTACCTATCTCATCTTTAGTAACAGTAAATCTCATTTCAGGATTTATCTTATCCATCTGGGTAGTATTCCAAATTTCCGCAAGACCTCTCTCTAACTCTTCACTCTCCAATACACTCATATCAAAACCATGGTACGCCATAGCTTTACCATTGACTACATCACCTTTAGAAAAGGCTTTTGTTATAGTGTAGACTTTACCAACTCTCATACTCCTATCTTCTACTCTATTGTTTATAACTGTATTTGTATACATTTGTACAGGTACAGCTTTAGATATAGCCTCTTCTATTGTAGTAACATCAGCAGGTATGTATACACCCTCAGCAACTATAAAATCCTTATCCTGATAACCTCCAGCTCTTTGTGATAATCTAGCAAATAGCATAGTGAAGCTAGTACCATTAGGTACAGTTGACCATGATTGTTTTTCTGCGAATAGACTCGCTAAGTTAGCTGATACATTGATTGTTTTAACACCTTGAATATTTAGCATTTAATGCTCCTTAAATTTTATGTAATCTTTCAATTACTAGATTATAATTATATCATAAATTTATTAAAAGTAGCTTAAAGTTGACACTATTACAAAAGTTGTTAAGATACTAGAATTTAATTTTATTTTAAGAAACTTATGGTATTTATATACATTATACAAGCTGGAGTTATAGCTCATATCTGTAATGAGTACTTAATATTTAATATGCTCACATTAAATACAATATATTTAATATTTTATGCCTCTGTGAGCGTTTCCATGGTATATCTACTCACATATTTTGAAAAAGTGTCTTAAAATACACATAACTTTAAGCTCTTTATAATAAAATTATACTATAATAGTATTATGAAAGGATGTAATAATGAGATATAGCAAAAGTACACAAATAAAAGGTAGTAGGAAGAACTCCTTTAGAGTTAGTGCTAATGAGATGTGCTTCGGTAAGGCTACTTCGTACGGCTTCGCTGATGTAGTAACTGATGATATAAATGTAGTATACAATGATTTACTATTTAGTGCAGTAAGCCCCTTTATATATAACGGTGGGCATAGAGATAAAAATAGTATAGTAGGAGTTGGTGATTTAATTATAATAGATATAGACAGTGTTCACGACATACTTATAGAGTTAACAGCTTGTATAAGAACTATGCCTTTTACAGCCTTTACTATACCTAGTCAAAACTATTTACTTAATGGGTACAAATATAGGTTACTAATCCCTTGTACTGGTATACCTGATGTTGAAGGTTATATAGCGGTAGTTAACTGGGTAGTTGAAACTTTTAGAATTCCTTCAGTGGATAAGGCTAGTAGAAGCGTGGCTAGGTTCTTTGCTCCTACTATACCTATAGAGGGTCAAGTGTTTGATTACTTTGAAGCTCCTCCTAAGGATAAAGAAAAAGCTAAAGAGGTTTATAAAGTTACAGCTACTGATGTAGAAATAGCCTTAACTACTAAGGGCTTACTAAAGGATGGACAATTAACTATAGACTCTCAACTATTCCCTTATCAATTTAGTAATCCTTTACAGTTTCATACGGATATGTTACTCTTCGCTCCTAAAGAAGATGAGGTTATTGTTAAAACAGTTTGCGGTACTACCTTAACAGAGATATACGATGACCCCAGCAATAGCCTTAATAAGAATGAGTTCAGACGACTTAAAGAGCGTGGTGATGTATGTATTGGTGATGTATCTAGTGCGTTACTAGGTAATCAGAGGGTTCTATGTAAATGTCCTACTTCTCACCTACACACTGACTCAGCAGATGAGCGATACGCTTGGTTACTTAAAACCTCAGGTAATCGTACTAGGTTATACTGTGGTTCCAACACTTGTACTTCTACTTATGGTGAGTACCGTAACATTGTATTACCTGAGTGGGAGTATTTCCTCCATGCTAATAACCCTGACTCTACAGCTCAGATACTTAGAGGTATAGTAGCAAGTGTTACAGTTAGCCTTGTAAGACTCTTTGCTGAGTCTATATGTAACATGGAGGGTGCAAAGCTTGATGATTGGTATGAAAAAGAGGCTTTTGCTAAAGAGAGAATTTTTAGTAAGTTAATAGATGAAAACTGTTTGTATATTCTATGTATGATGGTTAATAAGGCTAGTAATAGTGCAGTAATGATACACAATGTAAACCTTGCAGGTAGTAGAGAAACTACAGTTGTACTAGGTAAACAGAATGAGTCCTTGCAAAGTACATGGTATGGCTCACTATTTAAACCTGACTATACAGAGTTCTATCAAGTTAGTGGTGATAAAGGGTTTAGTAAAGGTTTAGTAGTTAAGAAAATAGTTGAGATAGTTTCTACATACACATCGTTTGTAACTGTTATTAATACAGCATCAGCTTTAGAACCAACTCAGTTAGCCACTAATAGTCTTAAGATATCTTATGCCTCTGGGTGTAGGAGTGAGTATATCGTGAATAATAGCTTTGATGAGCCTACTTTTCAATATCGTAAAATGCTATTGAAGGAGGGAGTACATAGTAATCCTAGATATGGTGAGATTGTAAAAGCTTTTGTTAATCATTGGAAGTTACCTAGGGGTTCAGTTATGCTTAAAGGCTTTGAGGTTAACAGTATAGTTGACTTACTTATTCTTTTTAGTATGCTTAATCTTTATAGTAATGGAGTATCCAACCAACGACATACAGCCTTTGCTATTACCTCAGCTTCTGGTTCTGGTAAGAGTGCCATCTTAACTAACTTTCACAAAGTAGGACTCAGCAACTCTGATACTCATGTAGCTGACTTGTTTGGTTACGATGGTTTATACCCTTACAGCATAGAAGAATTAACTGACAGATTATGGGTTACAGGTGATGAACTAAGTCCTAAAGTAATGAAAAATATAAGAGTATCAGCCTTTTTAGGTAATCTTACTAGGCTTGATGTGACACTTAATGTTAAAGGTTTAATAAATCAATCATTCCCAGCCTATGCTAAGGTTATGTGGGGTAGTAGGGCATATGAAGCATTACTTTTAGGCGACCAAAGTTATGAAATACGAAATAGGTTGTTTACTATAAACTACAGTGACGACTTACTAGATAGTGAGTTTATCAAGCTATGTGATACTGATGCAGGTTACTTAGATAAAGCAGTACAGTATTTTATCTGTGATAGATACTTTGAGTGGAAGGCACTTATTAGTAAACTAGCTATCTCCGATGTAACTGCCTTGTTTTCTGAGTTTAAACAAGTACTTAAAGTTAAATACTCGGGTATATTAGAAGAGATAGAAGATGAAAATGGTGACTTAGCCTTAGTAACATCTCTAACTGATTCAGAAACTATTAACCTTGAAGCTTTAGGTTTTATTATGGATTACAAGTCAAAGCTTATGGGAGATATAGATTACTGTACAGTATACCACCCACTTAAACCTAACAACTTAGGCGGTACAGATGGTTATATAGGTTACTTAGAAGAGGCTAACATAAAAGACACTAGTTATCTATACATACCTACAATTAACACTACTAGAAGAGGCTTCGGTTTTGCAGGTTGGTATCAGCAGATATGTATAAAAATGTTTGGAGAGAAAAGGGGTTATGCTATAGCTAATAAGTTAGATATTGGTAAGTTTAAACGCTTCTTAGGTGAGCCTGCTGTGAAGTATAGTAGAGATAAGGTTTGTAAGCCTATCCTTCTTAATGCTGATACCGTTGCAGGAAATGTTAGTAAGTTTGGTACAAGAGGCAAAACAGTAGATTTATATACTATAGAAGACATAATTAAAAAGTTGGAGAAATAAGATGTTTAGTAATAATAAAAGTGAGTTAAGAGTTAGCCCAGCTAATTGTGTTTATAAAGCAGATGAGGTTATCGTTATAAATGGTATAGTAGTTGGTTTTGTTAAGTGGGGTATTACTTGGTTTTATCCACTAAGTGATTTTAAAACTGTTAGAGGATTAAGACGCTACTATCATCAGTTAGTAGATTACTGTATAGGTGTTAAAGTTATGTTACCTAACAAGCTTAGTGAGGCTAGTATGTCTGATGAAGATAGAGCCTTATATGATTATTACAAGGAGGTCTTACTAAAGGAGGGTTTTATTAGATAGTTCTAAACTAACTCTACTAAAACTTTGAGATTTATACTAGATGCAATTGCGTGTGTTAACTAACTCTACTAAAACTTTGAGATTTATACCATATGCGATTGCGTGAGTGACTAAGTACTAACTAAATAACTAACCTTGTATGAACCTTAGGTCTTACAACTACTTCGTAAACTTAAGCTCCCTCTTAGCCTATTTAATTTTCTTTTAAGTTACTTTATTGTATTTATATACATTAATAAAACTGTAACTAGTGAAAGTATATGTCTTTATATGTTAGGAGGGTAAAAGTAACACTTTAGGAGCTTCTTACTGTTTTTAATACTTTGTACTATAAACCCTTGACTTTTTGATATTAATAATGTTATACTATACTTTCAGTTTGACACAAATAAAACATAAAGGATTAATATGAATTATAATAACTTTGATATAAGTAGTACAGGGATTAATTTAACTCTAAGTGCTTACTTGGATAGTGATTGCGGGAGAATACTATTTGATGAACAATTTGAGAGATTTAAATGCGATAACTACTTACTTTATAGCCCTAGTTACAGGGAGGATAAGTTAACTAACTTTTCTAACACTGATATATTTACCCTTAAACAAGCTAAAGATGAAAAGATGGGAGCTTATTTAAACAAGCTTTTAGCCTTTTTTAAAGGTGAGATGTCGGAAGAGATGGAAGATGGTGATAGTGACGATGTTATAATCAATACTGTTAGGGATTTCGCAAATGAACTTGATACAAGTGATATGAAGTCTTTCTTAAGGAAGTTGCGATACTATGGAATTGATTACGATTTACATTACGACTTTTTGGAAGTACGGGGTTACAATGAATACTACACCATAATAGTTAAAAAATGCGATATCTTTGCAGGTATGAAGGATTATCTTTATAATCTACTTTTTGAGTCACCTATTTCATGTTCATTGACTTATAATGGAGTAGATTTTTATAGTACATATGAGAATAATTATGTATGGAATAAAGAAGCAGTTCTTGAAGATTTTGTACAACAAGTAATGCTAACTAATCATACTGAACTTTTTGATGTAGCCTTGTTTAAAGAAGAGCTTACTAAAATAATACCAAAGGATTTAACATGCATATAGATATAGGAAAAAGTCAATTTTTTGACTATATAAATAAAAACTATAAGGGTGATTACACATATGAAGCTATCGAAGCTTTGTATGAAGAGTTTGAGATGTTGGAAGGCAATTTGGAGGACGATAGCCTTGAAATTTGCAATGACTTGATACAACAGTATACAGAATACAGTGCAAGAGATTTTTTCTATGAATATTTTGAAGAGTCTGATATAACTATTAGTGACTATGATTGCAAATTTAAAGAATTGCCCTTGGAGGATATCCTAACGATAATACTTGAAAGTGATTATTATGTCATATCGTTTGATGACAATAAATCCTTATTATGCAGGGGTTATTAAAATGGAAGCTGATATCAATAAAATTCTAGCCTTATTAAATGTTAGGGAGGTTAGAATTAGAAGTAAGGTAAATGATAGCTTTTGGATTACTATTTACATTTTTAACGATAGTTATAGTATCGATGGTGATACGCGATACTATAAAGATGCAAACGAAGCGGAGATGAAAGTAGTGATGAGGCGATTGTGTGAATACTTTAATCAACAATTACAATTAACAAAAGTAGCACTAATTGTTAAGATGGTTTAAAGGCTATATTTGCTAACATTAAATATATACAAATTTAGGGAGCTATAAAGATAGCTTCCTGTAATCTGTATATCAGATAATAAAAATTTTAAAGGATGGATTATGAATATTCCAGTAGTAGGACAAACACAAGTAGAAGTAGCACCAGCAGTTGCAGAAGTAGCACCAGCAGTTGCAGAAGTAGCACCAGCAGTTGCAGAAGTAGCACCAGCAGTTGCAGAAGTAGCACCAGTACAAGCTGATACAGTAGTAACGGTTGAACCAACTGTTAAGAAAAAATTAAGTAAAACTGATGCATGGGCATTGGTTGGTGGATTTCTAACCCCTGAATTTGTGGCGAGTAACCCCGATTTATCAGCTATTTTAGTTGCAAATTACAAACCTAGTACAGGTGGAGGAGGTCTTAAGGATTGGAGCAAACGAATTGAGGACACTTTGGGAACTCTTCTTGCAAAAAGAGATAGTGTTAGTGGATTTTGGTTCCTTGACGAATGTTTCAGCAAAAACAAATATGAAACAAAGGATATGTATTCAGCCCTAGCTAGAAAACGAAAAGAAATTGATGCAGGATGTCGTGTCAAGCTTATGTCGGGAGTAGCTTTAGATGCAGTTGAAAAAACTGTTTACGACCCTAACAGTACTAGTACAGATGTACATAATGCTTTAGTAGGGTTGATGGGTGACGAAATAAACACAATCGTTGCAAACTATAATACTCTTGGTAAATATTTAGGAGCAACAAAAGAAGAGGCTAAAGCTACACTTCTTAACTTATCTCTTACACCGTCAGCAGACTAACTTATTGAGTGGGGGTTAACCCTCACTCTTACTAATTACCCCTTAAACACTCTTACTTACACCTTATTTAACTAATAGCTTTAGCCTTTACTTTGGTATGCACTTCATGCCATTCATTGATTTATGGCGGTTTGTTACTTATCGTAACTACAATATAGCCTTTATTACTACTTTTATCTAATACTCTTGACTTCTTATTGTTACTAATGTTATACTATACTTCTAGTTCATCGGAGCTACTGATACTTACAACTACAAAGGGTTATTATGAAAACAACTACTAACACATACGAGATAAAATTAATTTTGGATAACGGGCATACCATCTCTATATTTAAAAAGAGTAAACCTGCTTTAACACATGTAGCGATACTTAATACTTTAAGAATGGAGGGTTACAGTTACGAGGATATATCTACAATTATAACACCTTCTATGGAGGTGTACGGGAACACTCTTGATAAAGAGTTCCTTAAAACAAATGATATACAAATTAAAACAAATGATACAAATGAGATAAAATTAACAATAGGTAGCAGGGGCTACAATCAAAATGAAGCTAACTTAATAAAGATTAGTAGCTTCATTAAAGAGAATTTTGAAGCACTGTTTGAGGGTGCTTCAAAGTTGAACGGTGCTGATATCGGCAACCATGAGTTGGTTAAAGTCGGGGTTATCCCTAGTGATTACTATGCAGAAGATAGAATTGTTGGAGTTGTTGGTGGTAGTGATATCAGACTAACTCCTTATTACGGGGTTAAAATAGTAGGTGCTTATCATGTCAACAAAAGACCTTTAGATTTAGAGGAGGGTGATATCCTGAGCCTTGTTGAATTTCTTAATCCTCTTATTGAGTCATATGAAGCAGATGTTACTAGTGATGTTGTTATCACAATAAGAGGTGCTTTATAATGAATTTTATTAAGGGAGATATTAAGGGGTTTTGGATTGGTTTGAGTGACAACGATTTAGAGGTCGGAATTGAGGGTAATTTAAAGGAGTTGGAGAGGGTTTTAAGCAAAGATGTTAAACTTTATAAGCATAGCCTTGTTGAGGTTGTTGTGTCTGTTAGAGGTCTTTTATACAACCTTACTGTATATGAAACTATTTTAATATTAAAATTGCGATAGGTTGGGCTATGACTAAAGATTACTTTTATCGGAGCTTTTATAAATTTTTGGGTGGTTATGTCGGGAAAGATATAGCCTTTATTATTGTCTTGTTTGTTAAGGGTCTGTTTAAGGCTCTTGCATTTATTGTGATTACGCTTTGTGATGGCATTAGTTGGGTGATGGAGTTTGTTAGCGACCTTGTTGGTAGTGTTTTTAAGTTGTTGTTGTTTTGTGGTATAGCCTTTATTATGGTTATGTTTGTTTTGTGGTTGTTTCAGACAGTTATGCAATTTCTATCTTGATTGGTATTTGAGAGTCCATGGTGTAGGTTTATTTAGTTGTTAATTTCTTAAGCTACACCATGGAGATATAGCCTTATTATTATGGTGGGGTTATATTATTGGTTTAGGTAGATACAATATCTTTAACTTTGAATAGTTTAATATTTAATATATTTAATGTTAAAGATACTTAATAATTCTAATAGTTTAATATTAAATATACTTAATGTTCTAATAGTTTAATGTTTTAATAGTTTGATTAATTTGATATACTTGATATTCTAATAGTTTAATATTCTAATAGTTTAATATTCTAATAGTTTAATATTAAGTATGTTTAATTAATTTGAATAGCTTAATGTTTGAATAGTTTAATATTAAGTATGTTTAATGTTTTAATAGTTTAATATTCAAATAGTTTAATATTCAAATAGTTTAATATTCTAATATTCTAATAGTTTAATATTTTTATTTATTTGTATAGTATATTTCATTACCTGCGGAAATACTAAGAAGATATAGCCTTTTATTATTGTTGGATGGGTGAAATTGGTTAGTAAAGAGGGTAACACATTGATGGTTTTCTGTATCGGGGTTAATGTGTCACTTATCTGGGTTAATGTGTTACCTGTTAGCTAAAAAAGACCCTTATTTTGATAGGTATGTAACCCCTGCTTTTTGGGGTCTTCTCTTGTCAAATTAGTAGTGTTCAAAAATGCCAAACACATCTAACACATAAACACATCGCTTTTGCTATTTATATACTTTTTTTTTATTTAAACCTTAATTTAACCTTAAACCATTTTTCTCTTGCATATAACCACTTTTTTATGTGTTTATGTGTTTAATGTGTTTATAATTAAAATTTTAAGAAAAATCAGTTAGTAACAAATAAAAAAATAGGCTTTTACTATCGATACGAAGTAACACATCGACCCAGATAAGTGACACATTAACCTAGTTACAGAAAACCATCAATGTGTTACTACTTTTAACCACCTTGTCAAATTAGTATCGATAACAAAAATAAGGGTCTTTATCCTTTAACTAAAGAAATGAAAGATATTTAATATTAAACTATTTGAAATTAAACTATTTGCAACTACCTTTAATGAGTAACACAGTAAAATGCTTAAAAGTAGTAACACATTAACATAAGTATAACTAGCTTAATGTGTTACAAGGTATAATAAGCTTAATGTGTTACTACTTAAGAATAACTCTCCTCTATTGCAAGGTTAAATAGTTTAATCCCTACCTATTAAGTACAAATAGTTTAATCGCCACTACTAATTGAAATTGAATGTCATTATCAAGTTGCTGAACTAGTTGGGGTGGTAGGTGGGTAGGGCAAGGGAAGGGTAGTGAGAGGTTGTGGAGTACACACTTAAATAAATCACTAATTTTATACTACTTAGAGTTAGCTTAATCCTTTACTAAGTAGCTGTCTACATAAAGGCTATATCTAAAAAATTTTATTTTTAATTTAGTAAGCTTAAAGAAAACTTAATAGTATTATATTAGTAAATTTAGCCATAGAGGAAGAGAATTGTTAAGGAATATAATGAATCAAAGAGATGGAGATTGTTTAAATTTACCCCTAAAGATGAATTTTATAGGGGTATTATAGAGGTTATACACTAAAGGAATTACTTGAAGTATCATTTGAAGAGTTTAAGTTTTTATTAAACTTAGAATGTTGATGGATTAATCTACAAGACTCTGGAGATTGCATAAGGTATCGTACCATATCAGCACCGTGACTAGCATCATCGTGTACAGGTACAGCCTCATATTTACGCAACTTGTTATTGTACTTCTTCTTGTAGTCATTAAGCCTGTCAAATATATCACCAGCAAATATCATATCTATATAAAGGCTAGACATTTTTCTACGCACATTGAGTATACCTGTTAAAATAGTAGTCTTAGGAATGATATCAATGTCATCCCACCCAAAATCTCTAAACTGAGTTTCAATAGAGTTACCCTCAGCTCTTTCATGTACACCATCGTGAGGGAGGAATAACTTAGTAACTTCAAAAGGTTTACTTCTAATTAAATCATTAAAGTAAGGAACTTTCTCATAACTAGCAAAGTCGACATCTAATATAAAATAATCCCATTGAGGATTACCAAACATATCAACATCACCATTGTCTATTATCTGAACATAACCACAGTACCATAAATCTGTACTACCTATATCCATAAAACAAAACACCTCATAATCAGGGTTGTACAACGCACTTAAACCATCATAAGAGCCTTTATCAAAACATAATCGATTGCTTCTTTTAAGTAAGGCTAACCCGTCTTTATACCATAAACTCTCATTACTAACATAAAAAGCACTTTCAGGAGTATGAGGATATTCACGATAAAACAACTCTAAGTCAAAGTTCATCTCAAATAAGACTCCGACTAACCAATTTCGCTGAGTGTTACTAAGCTTATATTGATGTCCTTCGCTAAAGATAAAGTTACCTATCTGAGTTTTGTAAGCAATTGTACCTATATAAAGGCTATATTCACGCTCTATGTCAGCAACTATTTTTTCTACTCTATCATCCCATACTTCTACATCACTTGTACAGTCTGTATCAGTTAACCAACTAAAGAAGATTGGTCGGTACATCTTATTAGTAATAGGCTTATCGGCCATCTTACTAGCTAAGTCAAAGGTATCTTTAAAGTCATTATCACCATGAGCAGTTGATTCTAGTACAACAATATTGTCAAGTGTACCAAGTATAGTTTGTAAAGAACCAGACTTAGTTTCTGTAACCCTAGCCATATCAGTTGCACAAATTTTACCTACCTCAGTCCAGACTAATCTATGAAGTGTACCAGACCTAAAAGATAGTTTAGCCATACAACCACTACCATTATTCATACCAAACTCACTATTATTATCGATTACTACATCAATGTCAAAGAAGCCTTTAATACCATCATCAAGATAATCCCACGCTATACTAATCTTATCCTTAAGGGTGTCACCTGCAATTTGGTCTTGAGCTATAATACCACAGTTTAAGTGAGGTAGAGTAAACATATCATCAGCTAACATAAGAACTGTAACTGTACTAATACCACGCTGTCTACTTTTAAGACATACTAACCTAGGATGTCGAGATAAACTTGCATAAAGGCTAAGTTGAGCATAGTTCATCTTAAAAGATACTATACTATCTATACCATCAACTTGTTTACCAACTACACTATAAAGATTATTTAAACGCCATAACTTACTAACTAAGTAACGCTCTTTTAACTCCTGAACACTACTAGGTACAGTATAAAAGATATCTACATAGTCACGCACCCTAGGTATCATATCAACAAGCTGACCCTCACTAACTAACATACTAAGCTCCTTCTAAACTTCTCTAAATCAACATCGACATTGCTAACAATAGCACCTTTAATAAAGCTATTCTGTATATCTTTATTCATGCTGTTTAAATCTTTTAAATCAGCTATACTAAGGCTATCACTGTTTAACATATCAGATACCAACCCAGCTACTAACTTTGCACTATCCCTAGTTAGCTCCTTAGTAGATAGTTCATCTACAGCTTCATTATTGTCAAAAACTTCCTTATAAGAAGAATTGATTTTTAATCTCTTATCAACCCACCTCACCCCGTATGTTTTCCAACCAATTTCAGCAGAACTTGCTAAAAGCCCTAAATCTAGCCATTGTTTTAACCAAAAAGCATTCATAAATACCTCCTATTTTTAACAAAGTATAACAAACATAAGATAATTTTAAGCTTAAGTATGGTATCATGAACATGAGTCGTGTGAATTATAGTGTTTACATGTACACTCATCGGTTATTGTACGCCATTAGAACATCATGTGAATATGTATTTACCAAAATCCTTTCAAGTTTTTAATCCTTATGATATTTAGTACAATAACCTACAATTACAAACTATAACCAAATAAATAATAAGGCTATGGGATGGACAATCAAAATTTAAATATAAAAATAGTAGAGCTTAACAGACAGTTAGCTCAGGCAACACATCAATTAGAACTTACTCAAACAGCACTCAAACAAAAATTCTCAGAAAACAAACTTAGCGATGATGACTTACAAGCTCAACACGACCCAAATAATCCATCAGCAATGATGGAGTATGCTAGGAACTTTACTGAAAACCAAGAGAAGGCTTACTTAGATGCAATAAGTGGGATAGAAAAAGACACTAATACATTTATAGAGAGTAAGTATAATAATGATGAGATAAAACTACAAACAGAGTTAGCTAAGTATGTTACAGCTAACAAAAGTAAACTAACATATGAACAGCTTACAAAGGATACACCAGCTAGGTTAATGGATGACTTTAAAAGTGGTAAATTAAAAGACTACAACGAGTTATTCCAAGCTACTGAGCAGTATCATCAAAATGCACAAGTATATCAACCACAAGCACCAACCAATACACCTCAGGGTGATATGCCTACTAACTTAGACAATAACCCACAGGTTACACAACAAGCACCAAGTAATGTAGAGGTTAGTTCGGACGATGTACTTAGTTAAACTACAAACAGGAGGAGATTAATATGCCAAGAGGAAGTCAGACAGGCTCATTTACCTATGGAGATAGTCTTAACAGACAGAGATGGGTTAAAGAAGGCTTAGTACAAGCAGGACAAACAAGTTTTTTCAATGGTAAGATGGGTAACACATTTGAGTCACCTATTTTTCACATTAGAGATTTAAACACAAATGGGAACGGTAACAAGATTATATTTGATTTTGATGGGTTCTTAGCACAAATACCATTTGAAGGTAAAGTGCAACTATCAGGAACTGGTGAGAATAAGAAGAAGTTCTCAGCTGAGATGTCTACTAAGTTCTTTGCTAATACAGTAGACCAAGGGTGGAAGTTTGAGTTAGCTCACTTAGATGCTACAACACTTAATACATTCCAAGACTCAAGAGATAAACTTAGTAACTTATATTGGAGAATTAGAAACCAAGCTTACTTTGATTGTGCAATGGGGTTCTTTGAAGATGACCAACCAAGTCACATAGTTTTACCAAATGGACAAACAAACATTGCTTCACTAACTGATGCAGATAAACCAAGTTTAGCATTTATTGAGCAGGTACTTCACGCTTGTAACTCAGGTGAAACACTTATTGCACAAGGTACTGCACCTTCTACTAGACCAGGACTTAATGCTTTTGCAGATAGTTCAGCTAATGGGGATGGTTCAGGTTACTACAGATTAGTAGTGGATTGCTACTTTGAACACTTACTAGGTCAAGACCCAGCATGGCAGAAGCTTATGGAGTTAGACCTTTTAGGAGATAAGAATAGAAGGCTAAAGAATGAGATAGGTAGATTTAGAAACCTTATTATAGAGAGAGCTCCACTATTCCAAGGGTACAGCGTAGAAGCTAAGTTGAATAAGTCGTCTGTGGAGAACGCAGGTCTTAGACTTAGAAACTTAAATGGTACATGGCAAGGTATGGAAGGTTACGATAAAGCTATTCCTAAAGTAGGTACAGCATTTGTACTAGGTAAAGGTGCAATGATATCGGGTTCAAGTTCAGAGTCAGAGTATGTGTTAGAGCAATCTAACCATAAGACTATGAGCGAGGCTAGTCATCAGTGGACACAAAATGTTAAGCGTACATCATTGTTTGAGCATAGTGGTGATTACACAGATAGAAAAATGGCAGGTTATGACTTAGGGTTAATTAATGTTAACTACTTTGTACCACAACCAGACCTATTATTTGCATAAGGAGGATGAGATATGCCATTAGATAAAACGAAGCTATCGGACGGTAATGAGTATGAGGATATAAGTAGATTGAATGAGAACAACTTAACTAGCTTTAAACTAGCTATTACGATGTTCATCACTTCAGTTTTCCCAGCTCAACACACCAACGGTAAGTTAGAGAACAAAACCTATATTCTAGGTACAGTAGAAAAAGATACAGTGATAACAGGAGCTACTATTGTAGTTAACACACCTATGGATAACCCAGTACTTGTTGATGTTGGTACATTAGCACAACCTAAGTTATTTGTTGATGCTGCACCACTAGATGCAGTAGCAGGTACTATTGTAAGAAAGGCTGATTGTAACTTCGTTGCTACAAAGAGAACACCTATCTTATTAGTAGTTACAGGAGCTACTCCAACACTATTAGATGGTACTGCAACAGTTTCATTAGAGGGTATGAAAACAGGTACAAAAACCTATTACCCTAGTTAGGAGTTAGTATGAACATACCAATTCCTACACCTATACAGGTACAACCAGCTTTAACACCAGCGGTACAACCAGCTTTAACACCAACTCCTATACCATTACAAGCTAGTACACCAGAAATAGTGGAACAAGAGCAGGATAGATTACCTATCTACTTTGGTGAGTTAGCTATTGTGAAAGTAGATTTATCAAAACACAATAGACCATCAGTTAAAGAGTATATAAAAGGCTCTAATAAAAGGCTAATGGATGGTGATAGCATTATACTAGATAAGGAAGAAGCAACTAACCTTATAAGAGGTAAGTCGTATCTCACACTCACTGACTTCAATGTTAGTGGAATTGAGGTACGACCCTAACCTTATTTTCCTCACCCTTATGGGTGGGGTTTTATACTTGATTGGAGTGAATAAAATGGATATAACACTAAATAAATACCTACAGACATTTGTAAGACCTTTGATAGGAGATGTTAAACAGTATGACGCTAATAATGTGTTAGTGAATAACATGTTAAAGTATGAGGATACTTACTTACAAACTTTATACAATGAAGCTCTTAGAGATGTAGCAAAACATACAGACTTCTTAAACAAAGAAGCTCACTTCTTAATATCAGTAGGTCAAAGAGAATTAAACCTACCAGATGATTTTGCAGGACACCATAGCAGAATAAGTGGTAACATAAACATATCAGGAACTGATGATACAAGATATATGAACGACACAATAGTGAAGTTGAATATACAGGGTAAACGATTAGTATTTGATGAACCTATAACATCACAAATGGTACAACAGTGGAAAAAGAGCTTACTATCAGGAGTAGTAATATCACAAGACATTATAAATTATTTAGTCCAATCAGGGCAATTAGTATTATCAGGTACAGGGGTTCTATACGCAGAACAATTAGAAGATAAAATGATTATATCGCTAAGGTATAAGTATACAGCTGAGTGGCATACAGATTTAAATGCAAATGTAGTAACAGATGAAGACCTGTTACTTACTCTTAAGTATTACATAGGAGCTAAAGCGTTAGAGAGTGACCAACCTAACGAAGCTACAAATAAGGCTAAAGAACATTTCAATTTTTATATTTATATGCGAGATAACTTAGATAAGTCTAATCATAGATGGGAAGATATTAGCTTATCAACATACAGAGGAGATATTTAAATGGCTACACCAATTACACTAGGCAAACTAGGGTTAGAAGATATTGCATTTGGTACAGGAATACTACAGATTGACTTAGGTAATGGTAATTTTAAAAACATAACTGAAATAAATCTTAGTAATATACCTTTTGATGCAACAAGAACAGTAGGAGAGGCTCTTAATGAGTTTGAAACACTACTTACAAGCAGTGACTACGCTAGTATATCAACAGAGTTAACTAAGTTGGTTACACTACACAATAATTTAGCTAAGTTAGTAAATGTAGAGGGTAATTTAGTTAGTATACTTAATATACAAGCTAATATTGTAGATTTAACGCTTTTAGCAAGTAATATACCTTTATTAGTTCAAATACCAACAGATTTAGCATATATACAGACTATTAAGAGGGATATTCTTTATATAGAGTGTAATATGCGTAAATTAATGAAAGAGTTAAGAAACTCAGAGAAGTTTGTTTACGACTTATATGTAAACAAGTTAGACCCACTAGATACCAAAATGGATTTAATGGAAGCAAGATTAGACACATTATTAGCTAATGCAGTAGCAGATATAACAGCTGGTAACGAGTTAGCTCAGAAGTTTGGTACTTACACACTCGTAATACAACCTAAACCTAATTGTGCTAACCCAAACTTCATTATAGACGATGTACACCAAAGGTTAATATGGCAGATACCAACGGTTAAAGGTGATTGTGCAGTATTACAATCTCAAGTAGAAACACAAATAGTACAAGCTACTACAGACGCATATTTAGCGACACTAGCACTAGGTGGTGGAGGAGTAACCACAGCAGATGTAAACGCACTAATAAGTGCATATCACTTAGCTAACCCTATAGTAGATACAGAGTATCGTATTATAGAGGAAGCATTAAACTGGAAAGTAGTAAGTAGTGAAGGTGGAGCAGTACCTAACTATGATAAGATTACATATCCGTTAGCTACAGACGCTTTTATGCAATATATGATAACAGAGCAAGGCTTTGTAGCAGGTACAGACGCAACACAGTTTAGAGCTACTGCGTTTGAAACACTAAAAGTAAACTATATATTTGGACTAGCAGATGGTTCATTGATAGAGTATACACTATACACGCACACAGATAGTACAAATGATGCTATACTATCAGAAAAATTGGTAGAGAACATAGTAGGTACAGAGATTATAGATAGCAATACAATAGCTTTAGTGAATACAGGCAGAGGTATACTAGTTAAAGCTCCTAACACAGCAGTAATAACAGCTCACAGTTCTGAATATACTGTTACAGTAGATAACCTATCATTCTTTACTGGTATGGGTTTGATATCGGTTACATTAGCAGTAGACCCAACAGGTATGAGTTCGGCAGATGACGGAGAACATTATATTACACTCAATGTAGACGGTATAGAGGTTTATGTAGGTGTAGACATATTCTACGACCCTGCTACATCCACAGTTACAATATCAGGACAAAACAGACTTAGATACGACCTTACTAGGGCAACTACTTGGCGTTCATCTCCTACTATGGGAGCTAAACCTACTGTAGAAGTCGGAGCTAGTAATATACCAGACACAGTAGAGATTATAGAAGGTACTGGGTTATCGTTTGATGCAATAACGCTTAACGGAACAGCAGGAGGTGGTACACTACCTAACTATAATGTAACCTTCAATATAGAAGCTGGGTTCGTAGTAGATAGCTTATTTAAAGTGAGGATAGGTGACGATACCAACGGATACATAACAGTACTAATGCGACCTACAGCAGTTGGACCTTTCTACTTAACAGAAGGTATAGATTACATAACAACCAAAGGGGAGGTACAATAATGACTGATATAGAACAGAGAACATTAGTAACGAGACTATCTAAGGCTATAGCTAAGCAGGTAACAGTTCAAAGTTTACCTATACTAGGTAAGATTAAATCTAACGCTACTTTGAAGGAAGAGGATGTGATACCTCTAATAGAGAGTAGGTTCATAGTTAGTACATCAAGCACTAGTACATTAAACAACTTTGACCCGAACTTAAATTTGGATGATTGGAGTTACCTACCACAGAACTACAACTACTATCAAACAGATGCCCTTAACACAGACAGCTCTTGGACAATTATAACCTACGCTAAGTATAGTGAGGTATCAGCACAATCTACACAAGAGAGCATGGCTATAGAGATACTAGATACAACAGGTGCATTTGAGATAACTTATCAGATAGGTGTAAACTATCAAGGTACAGAGTTAAGAATGTTGGCTACTATAAGGGATAATACAGGTGCATATCACTGGTTAGACGCTCCATCACCAGGATTTATAGATATATCAAGCATAGAGATAGGAGATGTATTCAGTCTAGCTACATCGTACGATAGTGTAGCTAATACACTTACATGTTATGTAAACGGTACAGAGGTGATATCTAGTACACCACAAGCAGTATTGGCAGATAGCTCATTAAATTATAGAGTTAGGCTTAACAACTATTCAGGCTCTTTCGATACTAAACTGTACAAAGATACATTAGTATTCGATAGCGTACTTACTGGTAGTGAGATAGCTGATATACAGACTCAAAGTGTATTCACAGCTGCAGTTAACGCTCTCACAGCACAGTACATAGCTAATAACAACATATCGTCAGGTGGAGGAGCTAACTTCACAATTACTTATGGAGGAGAAGGCATAAGAGAGTTTGTAGTAGATATAGCTAACATCAATAACATAAGTGGTATAACACAAGCTGAGGTGCAGACTATGATTGATGACGCAGTAACTACTAGAATATCTAGTAACAACAGTCCACTACAGACAGAACAGCAAACTTACATATATAACGAAACAAGACCTGCATTTACTGGGTTGTACGAACTTAAAGATAGTGAAACAACATCTGTAGAGACAAGTAACAGTACACCGCCTGAAGTGAAAGATATATGTATACTAGAGGATAAAGTATATTTTGGGTATATAGATAACACAGCCCCTAGTTCAGGAGTACAGAGAACTTACATAGGTACTATGGATTTAGATAGAGCTACAGGAACACTTAGTAACTTAACAAGGATTATAGAATCAGTAAGTAATCAGGGTACATATGGATTATCAGTTACTCCAGACGGTAAACGACTAGCTACATGTTTCTACTATAACGGTAGCGTTGTAACATATGATTTTGATGGAACTAATTGGAACCAAATAAATACAGTAGTAGTATCAGGATATACAGTTAGAGAAATGTGTTTAGGTGGTACAGGTGATATGCTATTTGTATTAGGCTTTAGCGGTTCTATAAAAGAGTTTAGACTAAATGAGTATGCTTCTTGGGTAGAGGAAGTACCTACAACAATACCTTCGTTTGGTAATAATAGGTACGCTACTACATCTCTAGATGGTAAATTAATAATAGGAGCAAACAGTAATACTAATATAAGAGAGTATAGAAGAACTACAATAAACGATGACTGGGTAGCTACAGACTTTGTAGTTACTGGTAGTGGAGGAGCATTAGTAGTAGCAAACATAACTAGTTTTTCTGTATCTATAGATGGAGGTAAATTGTTAGGTGCTACAGCAGGAGGGGTGAAGATATTCGTAAAACAGATTGATAACTCTTGGATGTATGTAGAAACTATAACACCTGCTACAGCTAATACTAAATTTGGGGTCACAGTAAGTACAGACATAACTAGTGAGTTTATAGCTACTAGGGGTACACAGGTATTATATCCAGATAACGCTAGACATATAGAGTTGTATGAAGTAATACCTACCACAGCACCTATCATAGCACCTAACCAAGATATAAGTTTCTTGGAAGGTAATTATACAGAGATAGCAGGAGCAGTAATAGTTAATAGTAGCAGTACACTATCAGATATTAGAAGCAATATAAACTACTTAGTTGATAACATAGTAGACGCTAATTTTGTTAATGATGGTACAGGTGTATATTGGAATCCTCCTCAGACAGGTAGTTGGAGTGTAGAGAGTTTTGATGTCGCTGTACCTAACGGTGCTACAGCTTTCGATATAAGCTTCAGTTCACTACTAAGTGCTAGTAACTTAGCACAAGGAACGATGAAGATACTCGATATAACAAACGCAACTATATTACTAAGATATTTAGACCAATACTCTACAACACAGCAAGATTTAGAGGTTAATGGTGTAAGTGTAGATGTAGGAGCGGTATCTAACAGAGTAGAAAGAGTACAGCTAGATGGAGCAACATCAATAAGAATAGAAATGGCTAGGTATAGCTCACTAGAGTATAACTATAGAATATTACATAGCTTAGTATTCATTTAAGGAGTATTAAATGGCAAATCAGATAGTGGGTACACTTAACATACAATCAGGAGGTTCACCTATAACAGCAGTTACCGTTGATGAAGTACTATTCAACGATAACTTTACGATAGGTTTAGATGGTACTATTACAGCTATAGCAAACATAGACTATGATACTCCTCCGTTCAATGTACCTCAAACATTCACAGCAAATGTAACGAATCTTATAGGTACTACAACAGAGACTTTTACTATTACAGTAACAGACGATGTAACAGACAATCCACCACAAAGCGTAATTACATCGGTAAGCTTAACAGATGCACCTAACCCTGTATCGTCTACAAGTATAACATTTAACTTATCTATAGCGTTAACAAGCCCAGCTAATATAACCATAGAAACAGTACCTGTAGGTGGCGGTGTAACATTCTCAAACAATATAACAGTACCTATAGGGGTTACATCTTTTGTGGAAGCTATAAACGCAGACACACCAACAGTAGGGAATAGTATGACAATCCTAGTAAGTGTAACTAATGCACCTAGTAGTATAGACTATACTAATCCTATAGGCACATACACAAAAACAAACTCATAAGGAGGTAAAAGATGGCAAACATAGTAGTACCAGATGAAAGTAAAGTATCTAAAGAAGGCTTATTACTGGGTGATGTAACTATTACAGTAGCAGACTGTGATGGAAACCCTGTACAAGTAAACGGCTTAATGGCTAATGACTTAGATATGAAGTTTATAGATGGGTCGGTAGTTACATTAGCACAGTTTATACAAGCGTATACAGGTAGCATACCAAACCTTAGTACAGGTACGATAACAAACAGCGATGGTGATGTAATCACTCTACAACAGATGGCAGACGACATAGCCTACATTCAAGAGTCAATATAAGGAGATAACATGGCAATAACAAAGACACCTAGAAAGGTACAAGTAATTATAGGTACAGGAAACCCTGTAGCTGGAGATGTAGCAAATGGAGGTATCTATATTAACTTTAGTGCAGGTGGAGATTTTCAAGGTCTGTGGAGTTCAAGAGATGGTTTAACTGTTAAAGAGCTTATAACAGTTAATCAAGCTACAATGGATATAATTAACGCAAAGCTAGACGCAACAGCACAAGCCGCTGACAGTGCATTACTAGGTGGTCAAACACCAGCACAACTACAAGCAACTATAGTAGCTAGTATAGTTAATGGAGCCTCTAATGCGTATGATACACTGTTAGAGTTAGAACAGGCTATACTGTCTAATGATACTGATTTGTCTACTATACTCTCCAACCAAGCAAACAAAGTAGACAAGATAGCTGGAAGCTCTTTAGTTACAGACGCTGAAATACTTAAGTTAAGTAACCTAGGTTCACAGAGGAATACTGTAAGAGCTACAGGAGCTACTGATAACAGCTTAGTAGGTGAAACAGGTATAAGACAAGCAATCGAAGAAGCTACAGCATATATCTATGAATACTAGGAGGTTGTAATGGCAATAATAAAGACAAACAGAAAACAGAAAATTATAGTAGGTAATGGCGACGCAGTACAAGCCGACATAGTGAAAGGTGATGTAGTCTTAGACCTAAACGGTAACATAGTTACTAAGAATGATGCAGGAGAGCTTACAGTAGTAGCTGAGAAAAACCAAGAGAACTCTTACACTGGAACTAGTCCTATTAGAGTTATAACACAACCTAAGTCAGGATACTTTAGTAGAGATATGTTAAACAATCAAGGGTTTTTGCGTATAACACTACCAGCCGCTGGTACTAATACTATGTTGACCTTTGACTTAACCTTATTTCAATACACAGCTAGTAGAAGTTTTAAAGCGTTTGTTGCCTTTTATAACTACAGTGGCGGAGCTGCAGGAGTACCTACAGCTCATAATCTAACTACTAGGAAGTTAACTGCAGTCAATTCAGCTATTAACGGAGTGAGAGTGTACAGAGAACTTAAGGCTGGAGCCTCAGTAGGTAGTACTGATATGAATGACTATAGTATGCACTTAATGTTAGGAGCAGATATAGCTACAGGCTCAGCGTGGAGATATCCAAAGGTAGTGTTAAATAACTTAATACTAGGGTATGCAAACACAGAGAGTGTAGACTGGGATAGTGGATGGAGTATAGGTTTTGAGCCTTCAATACCTGCTAACTACACACTAATTAACAATAACTTATGGTAAGGAGATAGAATGTTAGTAGTAACAGAGGAAGAACTAGAAGCCTATAAACTAGCTAATGAAGCAGAATATAAGAGATTAAAAGCTAGAGAGAAGTTAGATAAGATAACAGTTAAAACAAACAACATAGAATATGATGGTAATGAAACAGCACAAGCTAATATGAACGCAGTAGGTACTTTAGCTAATTGGCAGTTTAACAAGGTACTCACAGAGTCGTTAGAACTAGCTTCTACATCACCAACAGCTTCTACAGAGATGAAGCAACTAAGTTCATTGGTATCTAGTGTATATAAAGGAGTATACAAAGATAACAAGGTAAACTGGAAGAAGGTAGATAACACTATAGGTAATGTACAGGTAGAATCCATATTAGAAGCTCTACACAAGGTTATGATTACTAAGTCAGAGATAATTACAGGAGGATAGTTATGAATAAACAGAGAATAGCTTTCTTTAAAGCTAGTAAGGACGATTGGTTCGGTAAAGCAATAGACCTATTTAGCGGTAGAGTAGGCTATTCACACTGTGAGTTAGTGATAGACTCTAAAACTATGATAGGTAGTCATTACTTAAGAGGCGGTACGGGTGTCTTCTACTACAACAACATTTATAATTCCAAAAATTGGGATATATATGAAATAGATTTAGACTCCGAAAAGATACTAGAAGAAGCTCATAAAAGGGTAGGAATGGAATATGATACTTTAGGTGTTGTACTACATTTCATAGGTTTAAACATAGGAGATAAAGAAGCTAAGGAGTGGTGTAGTGAGCATACAGCAACTTGTATAAGAGAAGCACTAGTGATACCCGAGGTTATAGACGCACTACCTATGCCGAATGAGCATTACTTAGAGCTTAGGGAGAAGATAGGACTTAGAAAAGTATTAGCTCCCAAGACTACTGAAAGCGACTTAGGATTTAAAACCGACCTAAGATTTAAAACCAATATCAAAGAGATAGATAGATATGGAAGGGTAGGGTACTCAAATGGAAGATAGATTAGCTAAAACAGAAGATATACTCAATGAGATAGTGATAGAGCTTAAGCTTACAGCTCACCTAACTCAACAAAACGCAACAACACTAGCTAAGGTATTAGAGTCTGATGGAGCTAATAAGACTAAAATGTATCAGGAGTTGGAAGCTATACGCTTAGATATGAACTCCTGTAATATAAAATATGAGGCTTTAGCTAAGGAAGTACAAGCTGGTAGACGGTTAGTATGGAGAATAGTATCAGTTATAGGTACAGCTAATGTAGCTATACTAGTATATATGATTAAATCAAATTTAGGAGGTTAAAATGGCATTACTAGTAATTAGTGATAATTTAAAATACGGTAAACAAGAGGTGTTACTAGGTTCTCCTACTACGCAAGCTAATATAAACAAGTGTGGTTCAGAGGTAGAGCCTATATGGGCAGGTGATATATATCATAAACTAGCTGATGGTTCATTAGTTAATTTGATAGATTTTGTTATACAACAGGCTATAACTATATCAGGCTTAGCACTAACTATAGTGAATAGTAATGATTTACTTATAGGTTGGACAGGTAATCAAGCAGTTAACATAACACTAGACAGTGATGCACCAATAACAAGTACAGGTACAAATAGTTACACTTTACTAAACTTACCTATAGGTAATCACACTATTAAGGTTCAGGCAGTAGATGACCTAAGAGGGTTAACACAAGACTTCGCAATAGAGATACCAGCTGGTGGCGGTGGATTTACAATAACATATGGAGGTGCTTAATGGCATTAACAAATATATCAATAGATGGATTAGAAGCAGGTTCAACATTACAAATAGACGCAGACCCTATTATAAATGTTGTAGGAACATCGCATACATTACAGTTACAACAAGGTACTTATGCGTTAACAGTAGTTCAACCTATATATGGTACTACTAACACAACCTTAAATGTACCAGAGGCTATAGCTGATATAGTAGCTACAGAGGTAACAACTCAAACACAAGCTTTCATAGATAGTTATGTATCTCCAGAAGGTTACTTCAACCTCATAGAGAGAAACTTAGATACAGGGGTATACAGTATAGATACCGTAACACTCAACCCAGATATGGTACAATATCGTACTACTATGACATCAGGTACAGTAAACCCAGCGGTTAATATAACATCAGGTGATAGTATTACTTTAACAGGTACTACATATAAAACAATAGAAGCTCTTAACGCTAATGGTGATGTAATAGACGCTATGGATTTAGAGTTTATAGTTACAGTAGCGTCAACACCTGTAACACTTCCAGCGGTAGTAGCAGGTCAAATATTTAGAATACCCGAGGGAGCTGTTATAGGTACTGTAGTCGGTAATATACAGTACACAGGTGATACACCTTCTACATTCTTACTGTCTACGCCATCAGATGCAAACTTCTCTGTAAACAGTGCAGGTGTAGTTACATTAGATGTAGTAGCTGATACAAGTATAAACACTATATCAGTAAGACCTATGCACCCAGATGGTACACCTCCTTATGAGAACATAACAGTTGAAGTTATACCTTATGTAGAGAGTGTATCATTTGCTAGGTTTAGAGATGATAATGATGGTACAGGTTTTGTAACTTTAAAAGGTCTTAGAGATACAGAAACATACACACTATATAGTTCTACAACAGAAACAACTATAGGAAATATTCTAAGTAATGCGGGAGGTAATATGGAGAACTTATCACCTATAAATGGAGAGTTAGCTGTAAACTTAATAGGTATTCCAGCCTTCATACATGTATTACCATATCCAGAGAATACTATTGGAAGTGCTATCATAACACTACAACAACCACTATAAGGAGCATAGATGAAGATATATCAATACATACTGTTAACAATACTAATTGCACTCTTAATTTTGGGGTGTAATAGTGATAAACAGGAACAGAGAGAAGGTAATCATACATATCAAGAGGTAACTGTAGTGTATGAAGGTCAGAGAGAAGGGTGCTTAGTATACTATGATGAGTTGTTTTGTCCTAAAGAGTGGGAGCCAACAGTGCTAAACGCTAGTTGGGGTTCTAAGGCGTATGTAGAGTACAACAACACATTAGTAGAGTACAATAGTACAATACACAAAGGCTTACAGAGGTATATAAAAATAAGAAGGGATAAGTAATGACAGTGTTTTATGGAGAAGTAGGTACAGAGTATATAAAGCGTCTAAAGGCACAAAACTTACTAGGTATAACTTTACACCCTGCTATCAAGGAGCTTAGAGATAGAGTAAATAATATAGAAGGTAATAGTAGATTATACTATCTACAACTAGAGTTAATACAAAACTATGTACTAAGTAAGTTTAACTACATAGGTGATGATAAGCAGTTTAAACTAGGGGACTACTGGGATACCACAGCGTGGATGAAGTGTTTACTAGCTGAGGAGGATGGTTGGTATGGGGATTGTGATGAATTCGGTTACGCAGTTCTAGGTATACTTTACCATGTATTTGGATATAAGTCAACAGACATCTTTAGAAGCAGTTGTGCCGCTGAAACAGGAGAGCCGCACTTCGTAGCGTGGGCTATATCTGAAGAGGGTGTGTACTACCAAATGGAGAACAGAATAAAGCGACCTAGAACAGTGCGATATATGCGTGACTTAGGATACGAGTACTGGTTATTCTCTAGTATGTTAAACACTAAGAAGTGGAATAAAGCACCTAATAAGGTAAAGGACATCATATACAACACACCTCCTAACTTAGAGTCGGAGAAACCTAGAGTAACACTTAGAGCGTTGACAGCAGTAGATACTAGTAAGACACAAGTAAACAACTGGATACAGATAGTAGGTGGACTTACTACAGCTATTGTGTCACTAGCTACTACAGTAGAGAGTGTGTCACAGACTACTATGTTAATAGCTGGAATAGTTCTTAGTGTGTTCGGTGCGATAGGCTTATACCTAAGAGCTGTAACATATGAAGAAGTAGAACGGAAAAAGGGTTACAATGAATAACTTATTTTCGTGGATAAAAGGTTTAGCTATAACCTCAACAACTAAGTGGGTATTAGGTTTACTGTTCTCTTCTATATTAGTATGGTACGCTAACAATCAATATCAACTACTTAAGTTAAAGCAGTTTGAAAAGCAAAAAGAGTTTGATGATAGTCAGATAAACACTATCAATAGGCAGATAGATGTAGCTAAACAGATACAAAAGCGTAGTAGTGAATATACGAATAAGCTTAACAAGATAGAAGAAGAAGTAACTGAAGAGTTCAAACAAGCTGAAAGGAGAGAAGATGGTTCGTACACTGTATTTGGTGCTGATAGTGACGATGATGACAATGATACAGGGATGTAGCATATACGAGAAAGCTCAATACAAGGCTATACCCTTTCGTGGGTTTACCGTGTATCCAAAACCTACAAGAGTGCAGGTGGAAGTTAAACCTGACTGTTACAATACCGTTGTATTAGATAACAAGAAGGTATCTAATAAGATAGGTGACTGTGTATCCTATAACACTACTAAGAAACTGATAGTGAAGATAAGGTTGTTAGAAACTATAAACGACAACTATGTAAAGGATATAGACGCATACAACAATATATATAAGGAGTAACTTTGAGTATATATGACGCAATAGATGTAGTCAGATTTGTTGATGATACAGCGTACACAACTATAATCAACAAAGTGTCGGATAAAGCTAGTCTAAGGGGCGACCTAGAAACAAACATGAGAACAATGGGAGCTTATACTGGTTTAGTAGAAACATTTGAGCTGTACAATGAGATACCTTATTGGAAGTTAGAAAACTTGAAAGAGAGGCTATCATGAAGACTTTAACTATTTGGTTAATGGGTATTATGCTAGTAGTAACATCGTGGTTATCTATTCCCACAGTATTAGAGTGGCAACAAGATAATGAGTATACTGAGGTTAATCAAGCCTTAGAGGCAGGACTATCAGACCAACAGTGGGAGTTCTTAAAGGACTATGCACAACTGATACAATATGCAGATAGTATAGGGTACAAGTTAACAGCGGGTGAGTTGTACAGAACTATGTACCAGCAAAAGAGGTATGTCAGAGATGGTTTATCATGGACATACAACAGTAAACATCTTACTAGGAAGGCAGGTGATGTAAATCTTTTTGTTAATGGGGTGTATCAAACTTCGTGTGAAGCGTATGAAGTTCTAGGCACATACTGGGAGTCGCTGGACTCTAAGAATAGATGGGGTGGTAGGTTTAAAGACTGTCCACACTTTGAAAGACGGTAGGGTATTAACCCTACTAAGTAAAGGATACAAAATGGCAAATGCACGAAATATGCAACTTAAAGTTTATAACAAATGGACTGGGGGTATAGAGAATAAAGTAGAGGAACATCTTATTAGAGATATATCATTTACTGATGCAAGTAACTTAGATAACTCAACGGGTAGTTTACGACCTGTACGGTCACATCGAGTAGATAAATCACTAAACGCATTAACAACAAATGTAATTAAAGAGCATGTAAATGATTGTGAGCCTTTAGTAGAACTTGATACGACAATAGAGTTCGTAAACTATGGAGATACAGTCTATTACATCGAAACAGAGGGTAGTCCACTAAAACAATTAGTAAAGGCTAATGAAGCAGGTACAGAGTGTGATGCCGTGGTTACTCAACATAATACACATTTAAGTATAACAGGTACACTAACTTCAACAGGAGAGGATATACAGCAGTCTATCCAAACAGTTTTAGATGAAGTGTATGACTTTTATAATGTAGAATATCTAACAGCAGTAAATGCAGATGTTAGTTATTATGACCAACCTATAGGAGTTCACTATGATGGAGGTGTACCTTTAGGAGATAATTTATTTAACTTACCTATATATAACAGCTTTTATACTTTTAAGACTTTAACAGGTATAGTAGATAGTAGTAACATAAACTCAGTAATTTCAAACCATACAGCTCTTAAGCTTGACACTGTTAACTTACTAACAGACAGGATAACAGAGATGTCAGGAACATTAGTAGCAAGGTTTAACACATTACACAACAGTAACTTATTACTAAGTCAATCGTTAAATGCTATAGGAGTTAATGTATATACAGAGCATGTACTCCCAGCAGGTGCGTCTAGTTATGAAACTCAGGCAGGGGTATTAGCTAACATAGTCAATAACTTACCTACTTTCATAGAGCTTATGGAATTAGTTATAGATGACAGTGTATCTCAGTGGATATACTTAGACGCATTAACACATATAGTAACTCCAAGTAATGGTACTTCATTATTTAGAGGTAGTGTAGAAGGTTTAGCCAAAGCGTTATTAACAATGTTCAATACCCTTATAGGAGCTTACTCAACTTACTTAGTAAACAATTCAGCGTTTACTAACAGTTTTTCACCTAGCAATGCATTAGCTACAGATATAAGAAACTTTGTAAACTCTCATATAACAGATGAAGAGATAGATATTATGTTTTATGGGTTAAGGAAGTTAGATATTTCTAGTACAGCTAGTCAAGGTTTAAAGATGATACCTAGAAGAGGTAACGCCACAGCTGAATATTTCGGAGAAACTGAGAATACCTTAGAGTTAAGATACACCAACTTAAGACAGGCGTTAACTACACTGAGAGATAAAACAAGTGCTTATAATTTGGATACTACAATGGGAGAGTTTATACATAGTTACGCAGTAGTAGGTTATAGCAGTAACACAAAAGCTTACTCTAATTTGTTAACACTACCTACAGTTTACAATGACAGCACTATAACAATACAAGGCTTTGACGCTAAATTAGAGGTTACAGATTGGTATTTGTATAAAAAGCCTTATAATGAAACATACTATCTTAAAATTGCGAGTATACCATCAAATGAAACTGAGTTTTTAAATATATCATTTGATAGCCCCTTAGGGAGTGTTTTAGGATATAAAGACCAGATATCAACCCCACATTCAGATTATATTGGAATAACTGAATATAAGGGTATTATGTTCTTGATACAAGAGAATTCACAAAAAATTTGGTTTACTGAGAAGGCATACCCAAATAGAATGTCATCACTTAACTTTGTCAATGCCTCACAAAACATAAAGGCTATATCAAGCAATGGTGCAGGGGTTATTATATGGACTACTAACAGAACAGTTTACTTATTAACAGTTGGTAATTCTAGTGATGGTGCAACTACTAAAGATACTATAGCTATTAAGCAGATAGCACAAAATGTAGGGATACTTAATGCAAGAGCCAAAACAGTTAATGATAACAATGTAGTATGGTTAAGTCAATATGGTTTTCACAATACATCAGGTTACGGTAGTGCTTCCATAACAGACACCTTTTGGACACCACCAAAGGATTTAGTTGAAGGAGAGGTGTTACAAACTCTACAAATAGCAGGTATTATATATATACTGTATACACCAGAGGGAGCCTTACCAAATAAGCTTTTAGAGTTTGAACCAAAAACAGGTAAGATACTAACACATAATACACCAACAGTATTAAGTATCTCAGAGATTAAAGGAAGGCTATTTGGAGTTTCAACAGGTAATGAACTTATAGCTTTATTTCAAGGTGATGAAGTTACAGCCTTTAATGTAACACTTAAACGCTTCGCTGGATATTCGTACGATGTAAGACAGAGGTTCTTAGGAGTTATGATATACCACGACAATAAACCATACAAGGAGATAGATAGAGATACTACATTAGAAGGAGCAGTTACTATAGATGTAGACTGTAGAACAATAGGTACTACTAAATTAACTGGTTGTACTGCAACAGAGGTTGAGTTCCCTAATAACAATAATCAAGGATACAGCGTATCGATTAAGTTAGAAGGTACACTTAAGATAAATAGCGTTAGACTTAAATACTTAACGCACCAATGGGAGGATTAGTAAAATGGATAGTAAGCTTAATTCAATCGCAACATTTGATGAGGAAGAAGTATTAGACACCATTAACAAAATGGTTAATACAGTAAATAACCTATCAGAAAAGATTAACGAATTAGAATTACCTGATTTAGATGAGAGAAACACTGTAGAGTTATTAGACTTAAACACTTATAGCACTGTAGCTATTATAGAGAAACTAAATCAAGTAATATCAAGACTAAACAATGAGGAGTATTAAATGGCAGTAGCAACAGCAGCCCTAGCAGTATCAGCAGGGGTAAGTATATTTTCGGGATTATTAGGAGCTTCATCAGAGCGTAAAGCTAGGAAAGCACAAAAAGCTAGTCAAGCTAAACAGATGCAACTAGCTGAGTCAGAGTACGCACAACAAGCACAAGACCGCCAAAAGTGGAATGAGATGTATGGCAGTGTAGAACACAATTTAGCACAATATGTAAAGGACTTAGATAGTTCAGCAACATATAAAAAGATGGAAGGTAATATAAAGGCTAAGTTTGATACAGCTAGAACTACAGCACTTGAAACTTTAGCAGATAGAGGTTTTGATGTAGGGGGTGGAGTTACAGCGGATACATTAGCTAATATATCTAGTCAAGAAGCTCAGTTTAAAATTGAATATGAGCAAAAGATAAAAGCTAATCATCAAGAGCAAAGACAGGGATTACTCTCTAACAACAGAGAACCTCAAAGACCTAGTACGACTAATATGTCTAACCTGTTAGGTAATCAACAGATAAGTGATAACAAGTATTATAAAAGTCAAGCAGATAGCTTTGGAGCTATAGGTGAAGCCTTTAATAGAGGTGTAACTGATTACATGGCTCAGAACAACAGCAAAACAGTTAGAACTGAGGCAGGTACTGAGGTAACAGGTGCAACAGAGTCAGCCTATGGTGATAATGAACTATTTTATAAGTGGAAGGACTAATTATGGGGTTTGGAGAAAATGTATTAAAGTCTTATAAGGCTAAAGATGACCAACAAAAAGTATTAGACTTAGAAGCTGATAGAAAGTTAAAGTTAGAACAGTTACAGCAGAACATAGCTATCACAGGTAATCAGGAACAGAGAAATCAAGTAACAGCTAATCAAAAGAATACTCTTTTTGACCAATCTCAACAAGAACTATCTAAACAACAAGGTAGACAGGAAGATAAGAACCAAGCTCTTTATGATATGATGGCAAACATAGAGAAGCAAAATAATAAGACTAATGTAAACGCACTAGATACTATTATGATGAACACATTTAAAACTAATGATTATACAGAGTTAAATAGAGTGCTTACAGACAGTACAGAGAACAATGTTCACTCAATGGTTAAGACTGAGTTAGAAAAGTCATTAGGTGGTAGAGTACTTAAAATTGAACCTAATCCAGATAAAGGTGAAGATGACGATACAGAGTCTAAAATACAGATACAATTACCAAATGGTGAGGTGCAAGAACACTTGTTTGACTTAGATGGATTTACTCAAAGACTAGGTACACCTGTTAGAGTTGGAGTATCAGCTTATACAGATACATTAATGAAAGCTTCTACAAATGTAACTACAGGTGAGGTTAACCTTAAGGACTTATTTCAGAAAGCTCTAATAGGTTCTAAGAATGGTGACAGTTCATCTAAAGCTATAGTAAAAGGTTTAAGTGATTATATGTCTATGGATAATAAGACAGGTCGTAAAATACCTATAACATTAGAAGACGCACAACAAGCGTTTTTAGATGCAGTAGAAGAGGGTGATGGTAAAGGGGCAGAACTTGCAATAGAACAGTACGAAAGGCTAATGCGTTTTCAAAAACTACAAACTAGCGTAAAAGCTAATAAGACTGTTAGACCCTTAACCTTTGACCAACAGCGTAAATTAGAGGAAGAAGATAAGTTTAATAACTTACAAAGTGAGCTTACTAATTTAAGCCCTGACGATATTACTGAGGGTAATGTAAATGACATAACAAATAAGGTTACTAACTATGTTACAGCAGGTAAACCTAGTGAGAAGGTTATGTCAGTTAGAAGGTCACAACTAGCTAATGCACTGTTTAACAATGATAAAAGTGATGTACTTAACATGCAAAGTCAAGAACTACTCTCTGGAATAGTTAACAAAGATACAGAGCGTTCACTTAAAGTACTTAAGCAATTACAAGGTACAGAAAAGGCTAATAAAACACAAAGTGAATACCTAGCCTCTATGGACGCACATGGTAAAGTTGTAAGATTTTCAAACAAGTTAAGAGCGGATTGGAAAGAGTTACAAAAGAATATAGGTACTACATACGCTAACTTAGGTACTAGTGTATATGATAAATCGGTTAAATCAGTAGGTCAATTACTAGGCGATACTAAGTGGGGTGCGGGAGGATTAGATATAACTTCTTTAGCTACTGAGGCAGATGACTTGTATAATGTACTAAAAGACCCTAAAGCTACTAAGTCACAAAAAGATATAGCTAAGCGTACTATAGCTTCTAAGTTTAGAATGGGTGCTAATACAGAAGGTTTTCTTATTATGAAAGATATGCTTAAGCTATTATCAGGTGCAGGTGTTACTAATGAGGAATTAGAACGATATTCAAGCTCTTTTATTGGTACAGACTATACAGATATGGAAGGTGTTATACAGAACTTAACTTCATCAGCTAAAAAGAGTATGGAAAGCTTTAACATAGACTTCTCTAACTCAGTAAGTGCAGGTTCATATTATAGTGCGTATGCTAAAGCACTTAGTCTTAGAAAAGACTCACAGGAGCTTAGAAGTACATGGGGAGATGATGTATATACAACAGGTTTAGGAAGTGTTAAGCTATCAGACCCTACACTACAAACAAATGATGCTGGAGCCTTCTTTAAGAAGATTAATGACCCAAGAACAGAGAAGTTTATTAAGAGCTTCGTAAATGGAGCTTATAACTATAGACTTAACAACGGTGGTAAGATAGAAGGCTATGACTTTACTAAAGAGAATAAGCTTTTTAGCAACGCAGACCCTAAGACACAACAATTATACAAAGAGGCTTTAGTAGCTTATAAAGATGCTACTAAGAACGCACAAGCTATGGAAAAAGCACCTGCAAAACCAAAGGGTACACAACCTCAAGCAGGTTATATAACAGAGCCTCCTAGTAAAGAGGATTTAGCTAGTGTAGGTATAAGATACAATAAGCAAGATAACGACATATTAAAGTATGTGTACGGTTTAGAAAACGGAGGAGCTACAGATGCTAGTGTGTATAACTTACAAAATCCTAACTCTACAGCTTATGGAAAAGGTCAATTCTTAATGAGCGATAAAGGGGTCGCTAAAGGTATACTAGATAAATTAGGTAAGACCTATGAAGACTATAAAACAGACCCTTTAGTACAAGAACAAGTTATGTATGTAAATTACAATATGATAAAGAGTGACTTGAAAGCATTAGGACAACCAGCTAGTAAGTTTAATGTGTATACTGTACACCAACTAGGTCAACCAAGAGCTAAGAGGTTTTTCAATAAAACACTAACATCTAAGGATATCAGAGTAATGCAAGATAACTTAGGTGATAAGTATAGAGATAAGCCATTGTTAGCTAAAGGTGAGGTAATAAAGATGTGGAACAATAAGTATAGAGGAGGGAGAAAGATATGAACACTTACTCACTAGGAAGATACAAAGGAAGGGCTATATCTAAATTACTAGGTACAGCTCAGGAGCAACTTAAAACATCTTTAGAGATTTACTCAGATGCTATTGCAGTAGGACAAACTGTTAAGAGGTATATGGAAGGTAATCACTACACACAACAACAAATAGCTGAATTAGCCTCTATGAGGCGAGTTCCTGAGAGTTATAATGTTCTATTAAGAACTAAAAGACTCTTAACAGGTTACTTTGATGAGGTGGTTACAACAGCAATAGCTAAGGCATTAAAACCTGACGAAACTGTTAGCTCACTACTACACAATGAGATGTATGCATATACTAAGAGGATTAGTAAGTGGGATAGTAAGAGGTCAGCATTGATAGATGACTTAATAACTACAGGTTTATGTGTACCAAGCATAGAAGTTGTACAGACAGAGGAAGTAGATAACTTAGGTAGAGCAATATATGACATAAAGATACACCACAAAGACCCCAAGCACTATCTACTAGACGCTAAGAGTAGAGAGCCTGATTATAGTGATGCTAAATACATACATGAGTGGGCGTGGATTAGCAATGACGATTGTATTGATATGTATGGTAGAGCTAAGGTTAGCTTGTTACAGAGTGACCATTCAGAGTATCAAGGTGGTTTACTGCCAGATACTACATCTATAGTTACATATAACAACATGAACAACTTTACTTACTGGACTGATGGTCAAGATTACTTAATCATTAAAACATTTACTAAGGCTAAAGATGGTACTATTACAGTGCTACATTGGCATGGAGATTTAGAGTTAAAGAAGGAAATCTTAGATGTTAAGACATTTCCTCAGATACCTATTACATTACTAAGAGAGAGTGATACTAATGCTTATTACTCATTATACAGAGAGTTACTACCTAGTCAAGACGCTATTAATCAAGCTTTACTACAGTTTCAACTTTTATTAAACTCTAACAGAGTTACAATAGATGGTACAGCTATAAGAAAAGACGATTTAGCTGAATTTACTAAGAAGTACAAAATGGTTAATGAAGTATTATTTGTTAACAAATTGACAGGTATTAGAATTGATAGTATGTCAAATGATGCAAGAATGCAAATTGATAGATTATATACATCAATAAGCTTTGTAATGGAAACGATAGGGATAAATGAAGCTTTCATGGGGCAAAGTAAGGCAGGAGATAGCGGTCGTAAATTTGAGGGGCAAAGAGGAGCTAGTGAAGCAACTTTAAAATATATTTTTACTCCTATAAATTTAATGCACCAAGAATTGCTGATTAAGTGTATTCATTTCAATAGTACTTATAAACAAGCAACTGAAACGGTTAGATTTTTAGATGACTTTAATCAAGATAGATGGGTAACGATAAATCAGCCTTTTATGATGCCAACAGGCAACATTAATGCAAATGGGAGTTTAGAGGTAGAACCCGTTAAACAAGAGGTTAAAAACAAGAACACGGGTAATTGGGAAATTAGTTTTGTTAATGAGAATGCTATGAGCTTAAGAGATATTGCTATAGAATGTGAGATATACACAGCACCTTACAATGATACTGATGAAATGGAGAGGGTTTACTTAGAGAGTATGCTTAACGGTATAACAGGTCAACTGTTAGCTAACAGTAGTCCAGCAAGTGTATTATACATACAAGGCTTACTTACTAAGCACATGAAAACTAGAAATAGTGAGAGAGTAGCTAAGTTGTTAGAAATGATGGCACAACAACTAGGTAGTTTAGATGTAGAAGACCCTAGATTGTATATCAATGGTGGTATGCAAGGAGGTTCTACAGCAGGTCAGGGTATCAGTAACATAGCTGATAACTCAGGCAAAATGTTAGACGCAGGTGGGTTAACTAATGATAACCAACCACAAGGTTTTAACCAACAAGGAGGCGTATAATGCCACTAGATAAAGAATTTGTAAATAGCCTATTTGATGATTTAGAAGGTAAGTTTACGCCACAGGATACTAAGACTCCTGAGCAATCATACACGCCACAACAGGAAGAGGTAGTACCTCAACCTGCACCAAGTGTAGTACCTGATGATAGTTTTACTAGCATACCTGATGATTTAGATAGTATGCTAGGGATAGATACTGAGGTTAATGTACAAGAAGAGGCTAAAGAGGATAATCCTACTGAGGACATAGCTAAAAAGTTAAAAGCTAACAGAGAAGTTAAGACAGTAGGACAACAAGAAGGTAGAAGCTGGAGTGAAATAGCTAGTATGGATAGTGACATAGCTAAAGAGAATGCTTATTGGAAATCTGCATTAGCACAAGGTATAATCACTCAGGAGCAGTACGATGAAGAAGCTAAAAATGGAGTAACTAATCAACTACTAGCATTTGGTCAACAAACTACTAAGGCAACGATGGCAATAGGAAACTTTGTATTAGAAACAGGTCACTGGGTAGGAGATAATGCTACTAAGTTAGCCTCTTGGATGGGTAGTGAAACAGCTAAAGAGTGGAACGATAAGTACTATAAAGATACTGATATTACACCAGACTTTATTAAACAAACTATAAAAGAGGCTAATGAGTGGGAGGATACACATACTAAAGATGAGAACGGAGAAACACTTTGGATAAACAGTGGACTCAGTATGATATATGGTGTAATACCTGAGGTAGCCTTAATAGAAGCTCAAGTGGCAAAATCATTAGTATCAATAGCTCAGAAGGGTAACAGTATAGCTAAAGTATACAAGAAAGGTGGTTTAGTTACTGAAAGGGTATCAGGTAAAGTTAGAGTAGGTAGTGAGATGGTAGCAGGTGCTACAGCAGGTTATATTACTTCTTATGGAGAGCATGAAGATACTCTTAAAGCAGTTGCATCAGGAGCTATCAACGCAGCCGCGGTACTGGGGTTTGAAGGCATAGTACATGTAGCTAAAAGGAATGTAAATGTAACATCACAAGGTGCAATGAAGAAGGTAGCTAGAGCGTTGTACGATGAAGCTAAGTTAACCAACCCAGATGGGTTAGCTAATAAGATTAAAGAGTTTGAAACTATGAACTCAGATGGTAAAAAGTTTAAGAACTTAAGCTATGAAGAACAACTCTTTATTACAAGCTCACAATCAGCTCAGGGTAGAAGACTAATGACCCGAATGTTAAAAGATGGGGATAAAGAAACATTAGATAAGTATAACAAAATAAAGGCTAATTTATACAACAGTATGGAGAAGGTTACAGAGGAAGGTTTAGAGGTACTGCAAACTAAAGGTGTTAAAACAATTAATGCAGGCGGGGAAGAAGTAGCCTCTAATACATTCTTTAAGTGGTTTAGTGAAGCAGGAGGTTTTGCTGATAGAGATAACTTTGAAGTTTTCTCACGCATACTTGCAGGTAAAGACGCAAATGTAGAAAACATGGCTTCAGCATACCGTACTAAGAAAGATATTTGGTTAGATATGAATAGTAACTTATTTAGAGCTGGTGATAAGGGTATAGAACCTATGAATTACAAGTTAGAGATAAACGCTGATGCTACAGGTGAGAACTTAGCTAACTATATGAAGTCCAAGGTACAAGGTGCTGAGTCGGATTTTCCAGCTCCTATAATGTCAGAGTTTGGTTCAGAGCTTACTAAGTTGATTAAACTGCAAGTAGGTAAAGGTTGGAGAGATGGAGATTTATTTCAGTTAACACCAGCGGACATGCTTAATATTATGGAAGAGTTTAAAAGAACTGATTTATATACTAAGCACATGGAGAGTGGTAATATCTTTAGTAAACAAGCTGATGAGTTTTTAGTGGATATGTTTACTAAAGCAACTAACCCACAACTAGGTAAGGTACTTAAAGAGATTAGTGAAATGGATAGAGCCTTTCAACAGGCATTACAAAACCCTAACACTGCTCTTAACTTATTAAAGACAGGTCATATGGCAATGGATGAGTCCGCAGCAAAGGCTAGTGTTAAAGCACTGTCTACTTTGAACAAGGATACTTATAACAAAATAGTTAAAGCCTTGCCTTACGAACAACAGGTTAAGGTGGAGTTAGCTATAGGTAGAGTGTTATCTATGAAAGCTAGAAATCCTAAGGGAGTTAATGATATAGATTTATCTGTAGCATCAAAAGACGCTGAACTAGGAGCAGGGGAGTTTGAGAATTGGAGTCCTGTTACTAATGAAGGTGATAGTTTTAAAGCTCAGAGGGATTACTTTATAGATACTCTTAGTTTCAAGCTAAAAGCTCCTGAGATAGGTAGTGGAGAGATAACAGCTTCTACTGAAATAGGTAGAATAAAGAACTCACTTATACTAGGTATTTGGGGTAGAATACAAACAAAAGGTAGTGTACTTAACAATCACTATTACTCAGTAAAGCAGATGGATAAAATATTTAAAGCACTTAGTGATGATGTATTAACATTTAACCCTAACCCTAACATAAGTAAGATAACTGATGGTTCTGAGGAGTTTATGACAGCTAAAGGTGCAATGGAGTTAATGAGTAAAGCTAGTAAGTTTATGGATATAGACGCACTAGATATGGATGGTTTAGACTTAGTACTAATGCCAAACAATATAAAGGCTCAAAGTACGGTACTACTAACCCCTGTTACTAAGGATGTAATAACAAAAGGTGGTTACAGTGCCATGGCCGAAATTAAGCAGTCATTAACAGTAGACCCTGAAACAGGTATAACTACTATGGACTATGCTACAGGTGAAAAGTTTAGACCTTTAGCGGATAGTAACATACTAACTAATGAGTGGTCTAAAATGAATAAAAGAGTTAATGGTCATGGTATAGTAGTAGCACCTGATGGTAGAGCTAAGTTCTTAATAGACTCAAAAAAGACTCAGCCTAAGCAATTATGGAGTAAGGTAGAGCCTAATAAGACATATAATCTTAATCAGTTATGGACTCAGTCAAGCATAAAAGAGTTGCAAAAATCATTACCTTCCTTAGATATAGGCAATATACAGATTAAAGTTGTTAACGATAAAGCCTTAGATAGTGATGGTGGATTTAATCGCATAACTAATGTTATAACAATAAACAAGGCTAACTTAAAGACATGGGAGGAAGGAGCTAAAACGCTTAACCATGAATTACAACACTTAGTATCTAAGAAATTTGGTATGCCTAGAGGTAGTAATACAAAGTTAGCTCAGGATAAGGCAGTAGCTCAGATAGGCAAAGCTACTAAAAATGCTCTTAATATGCACACACTAGACTCTACTCAGAGAAATTATGTGTATAATATGTTAATGGCATTATCTGATTTAAAAGCAGGTAGTTTAACAGCAAATAGTAAGAGTTTAAAAGCTTTTGAAAATGATAGGGTAAAGTACTTTGAAACTGTAAACAAGACAGGGTTATTCAAGAAATATCTTGATAAAGATACTCCAGCAGATTTAAAAACTTTGGAAGACGCTGAAAAGTTCCTAGACAATATCCTAACAAAACTATCTAAGAAAAAGGGAGGTAAACCTATAGTATCAGGGGATACATTAAAGTCATTAAAAGAAGACTATGGAACTTATGCGATGTATCTTAAGACTTTAGGAGAGGTAGAGGCTAGGTTTGTTACAGAAGTTGCTAGAAGTTTGAAATTAGGACTAGATAATAAATCTTTAGCCTTGTTTCACGAAAAACATCAAGATGCTCTTAATCAAGTACTGTTTTCAGCAGATACATTGAAGAAGGACATCTTATATTTTAGTGATGGTACTAAGAAATTTGCACCAAAGTAGATTTAAAATGTAAACCCTTTAACTTTTGCCTCTTTAGGTGGTAAGAGTTCTAAGGGTATTATCAAAGGTATCTTCTCACTACCATGCAAATGCCATTCTGTCATTAAAGCCTTAAACACGCTAAAGTGTTTTTCGTGTATTACTAACCCCACACCACCATCATCAATAACAGCATTTAAAAAGGCTATTTGAGAGTTTCTTAACTTATCAGCTCCTACCTTAACCTCTACAGCTATAAATATACCACGATAGCAAAATAATAAATCACTTACCCCTCGCATTCCATTTGTACTAACAACATTTACCTTTGTCCTACAGAATTGACTCATGTAGTGAGTAATTTTTTTCTGTAAATCATTGTGTTTCATTGTGTAACTCCTTATACTTAGGATATGCTCTAAGCACCGCCTGAATAGTAAAAAATCTATTTATATCCATAGCAACGACATTGTTTTGAATAATACTTAAGCTCATGGTGCTAAAAGAGTTCTTACATTTGAATAACCCTATCTTGTTTAAGTACTTACTAAAATCATATATAGACATAGTGTTAGAGTCCTGTAACTCCCATGTTAATGTGTTGAAATCACACAAGGCTTTAGATTGTAAATATTCATACTTCCTAATTGCTTTTATAGGTGTATCAGCTAGTATCTGTAGAAAATCCCACTTCCTGCCACTAGAATTAGATATTGTCTTAAGATAGCTATGTGACATACCTAAAGCCTTACTATCCATTGATAAATTAAAGTAAGAGTTTCTAAAATTAGCTTCTTTATTGCTAATGTTATCTAAACTATCTCTATAATTAGCCTCCACTTGTTGCCAAAGTTCTTTATTATGTTTCCAATTTTGAAGATTCATGATAAAGCCTTTAAGCGTTTTAATTTAACCTTTTTAGATACTAACTTCTTTGGTATTAATGATAATAGACATATAAAATCATTAGTATCTTTAACATTAATCTCTTGCATTTCAGGCACTAAATCAGAGGATAACTCATTCCTATACATAAGTCTTATATCAGAGTATCTAGCTTCTAACAGTCTTATATCAACCTCTAAAGCAGTTATACTAGCAGATAACACATCACCAGCACACTTTAAAAGCTTTAACTCATCTATATAATCCTCATCACTTATACCGTAAACTGTACTATGTTTATATAACCCTTGCACTTTTAACTCCTTGTAATACACTATCTCTTGTAAGGTTTTTCTCTCTCCTTAACATGTAATACTTCTCAGTATAATCCTCTCTATTCTCTACAACAACATTAAACACATCTTCACTAACTCCACCCTTAACACAAAGATAGTGTATAGTAATAGGCTTAGTTCTGTTAGTTAAATGCTTTTGTCTATCTCTTCTTTGGATATAACTACTAGTACTAAAGTTCATACTATATATAATCATATCATTGTATCGCCATAAATCTACAGCCTCCGCAAATGTAGTAGCTTGTAGTATTCTAGCGTGTTTGAAATGCTTCCTGAGTAGCTTACCTTCATTAGTATACTCATGCATTATACATATATCACTAGTATCACCCCAGTTAGCCTTTATATAGGCTATTTTATCATGTACAGGGAATTGCCAGTTATACTCTACAGGTTTAACTCCTCTATGTCTAACGCCCGTGTCTGGGTTAGTAATAGCAAACATATCTCTATATTTAAGTGTACCACCTTCTATTTGATGTAATCTTACAGGTATATCTTTAGCTGTCATAGTATGAACTATTACATCATTAAGCTTTACTATTTCATTCTTTTGATATTCATCGTATATACGCTTAACTACTCCTGTTAATTCTATGTAGTGTATCTTATCTACAGGTTCTAATTCCTCCACACCTCCAACATCTTTATAAGTAAGTGTTAAGAAGTTACCACCCACAATCTCCTCTATTTCTTCCTCATGAGTTTCTTTGTATACAGGTACAGCCTTTCCGTTACCAATAGGAACAGTTCTTAGTATACCATACCTATCAAACCACTTGTTGAAGTCATCATAACCCATCTTAACAAATGGAGTGTGTACACACAAGGCTAACTGCCAGTATAACTGAGCTAGTGTTTGAGCGTGAGGAGTAGCGGATAAGTACATAACAGGACAAGTACCTATAACCATCTTCGCCATCTTCCAAAGTAACGGTGTCTTGGGAGAAGGAGTACTAAACACTTTATGAGCTTCATCTGCAATAACTATACTAGGTTTCCAACCATCTTCTACAGCCTTGTTTACTGAGTGGTGGTTTATGATACGATATTCATGTCGTAATAACCAACCTTTAGACTGAGCTGATAGGATAAAGTCAACCCAACCACCTAGTTTATCTTTATCAGCTCCTAAGATACCGTTCTTAGTAGTTATAATTAACACATTTAGTTTATCTGGGTGATACTCTAATGCATAAAGAGATGTTCCAGTCTTACCTGTCCGTGGCTCATGTTGTAAGTAAACCCACCCAGTGGTGCTTAATAAGTTCCATGCTCTAATACCCTCTGTTATCTGGTGAGGTCGCCAATCAAAGTTATTAGGTTTTACAAACTTTTTGAGTATTCTACTAGATAGTGGTTTTGTACCTATCTTAATAGGTTTAGTAATTGATATTGTTTGCATCTATTTTACCGTCCCTTAGTATATCTAAAAGAGGTGTTGCCCTCTCTGGTTTAACAAACCTAGGGTTACTTAAACTATAAGTACCATTAGAGTGACTTAAGACCTCTAAGTAAGTAACCTCAACTATCTTACCTAAGTACTTATCCATAAGAGCTATAGGTCTATCGGCTTCGTTTAAACCTGAACCTGTATTAACTTGTACTTTAAACCCATTAATATAACCTTCACACGCTAAAGAGCCTATTAATCTGTTATCTCTAGTATGAGGTTTATACCCTACTATAGTTAAATCAGCCTCTTGCATATTTTTGAGTTTATACCATTGACTATTTTTAGTGTACATATAAAGGCTATTAAGAGGCTTAAGCATTAAACCCTCCCCTCCCTCAGACTTTGTTGCACCCATTAACTCTTGTAACTCAGATATGTTATTAATAGTAAAGTTAGCACTTCCTATAACTTGTTCATGAGAGATATCTCTTAGTATACTCATTAAAACTGCCCTCCTCTTAACATAAGTAGCATTTCTATCTACTCTACAATTTTCAAAGTCATCTCTTTTTAGTACATCATATGCTATAAACTTTAACCCTGTGAATGGCATATCACTATAAGTAGAAGTGGCTGATGTAATTAAACCGCTTATTACTAACCTATCAGCCTCTGTTATGCCTCCATTAAATGTTAACTCTCCATCTAAAACATAATCTGTCATATTAGAGCGTAACTTAATAATGTCTTCTAACAAGGGTATCTTTATAACCCTGCCTTTTAGTAGTTTACAAGTGACTTTTTGCTCTTGCCCACTAACTGTAATAGTTAGTCGTGAGCCGTTGTATTTCCAATCCGCCACTAAAGGATATTGCACTTTACTTAAATCATTTAAGAGTATACCTTTTTGTAAAGAATATTGACTAATTATACCTAATTTTTTGATTGTACTAATGCCTATTTGCAAGTCTAAAGACCTCCTGAGGAACATTACAATGTATGAGCCATTATTGTTGATAAAGTCGTAAATAATGGCTCTTTTAGCCTTTCCTTTTATCTGATTGTTTGACAATTTTAATAGTAATTCCATTAACTCATTTGGTCGATAAATATCATCTTCTACCATATCGAAATAGTTTAGATTAAACTCATCATAAGATATTTTTATACCAAACCTAATCAATGGGTCGTACATCATACCAATCAATATCTTAAGATGTTCATCTTTATCAGTATACCTCTTTAGTATAGCAGTGTTATCAGTAGGAGTACCATCTAACTGTATCATATCATTAATCATTTGTAGTAACATGCTTCAAGTCCTTTATATAAACATTAAAGGCTATATCTTTTAGCCTAGCTATGTCTTCTTGTTGTGCTAACCAACCCCTTCTTTTAGCGTTCATTCTTGTACGCTTCTTGACCTTGTTTGGGTTTCCATGACCTTTTATAGTATTTCTCATAACATAGCCTCTATATGTATAAGTGCATATCGTGAGAGTTATCTGGTTTATCAGGACAATATACACAATGTTTAATTTCTTTTACGAATTCTCTTGTTTCTTTTTGTGTATGCTTATCGCTTCTTTGATTTATAAACCAATCCCATGCATTGATGTTATTAGTATAACCCCCTAAACAGAAATCTCTATATTCTAACATATCTACACCCCTAGCATACACCTCTCTTCTATGCTGATGTAAAGTGTACTGCATATATCGCGTAAGCTCTATAGGAGAAGAGTTCACAACTACATTAGTCCAATCGTCACTATCATAATTAGATACAGGACACCAATAACCTAAACCTGAAGCACTGTACCTATTACTATGACATAGGCTTGTAATCTGGTTATGAGTAGATAGTTGCCCGTATATAAAATAAGGAGCTTTACACTTAACCACTGTGTATTTATCAAAGTTTACATACTTTAGTATATCATCAAAAGAGAGGCTACCCCAGTTAAGTATTTCTCTTGCATTAGTGTAGTAGTTCCTATCATTATCAAAGAACCCAAAGAACTGTCTACTATCTTCCATATTTAAATGTCTACTAGTATCCTCTGATATCGTACAAGGTAAGAACTCTAATACCCTGCTAGGTGTACTACCATAAGCCTCTTTTAGTAACCTCTTTAATAACCTTTCTGAGTCTTTAATTGTCTTACCAAATACCACATCTGATATAGTAGCTAAGTAATTAGCTATTTCAGCTCTATCTAGTGTGCTTGTTGGTGTTTCTATTCTTTTTACTTTCATTATATATCCTTTATTATTAATATTATTATCTTATACGACTCTCTCAAAGCGTACACCTGAATATCTAACATCTTTAGATATAGCCTGTCTAAAGTCACTTATATTAGGGTTCTGCTTAGTAATTTCAACCACTTTTTCATATATCTTCTTACTAAAGCCTTTTCTATAAATAACCTTGTACTTATATAACTTATCCATCTAGTCATCCTTGTTTAGGTATACTTCGACCTCTCTTACATGCAATGCAAACTCAAAATCTAACACTTGACTTATAAGATTAGTTTTATCTCTATAAGTATAACCGCTTATATCTTCGGCATGTTTTATAAGGTGTGATACAGCTAAATACAGGTTATTGCCTTTGTCGTACTGTATAACTGATGCATACACAACATCTTCCTCTCTATGTATCTCTAATACTCTAATCTTAACCATTATTTCTCCTTATACTTTTTTAAACTTTCTATTACAATATCTTCTTCTAAGAAGTCACTACAATAATAAGCACTGCTGAAACTAGGTGTACTATCATGTTTTAACCCATCACCTCTTATAAAGTTCATACGCTCTAAGAACATTAGTAACTGCATTTTACGACCTGTTTCAGAGAAGGCTAATTTGCTCCCTGAGTCATTTAACCATGCTAATGTCATTATTAGTGCAATAGGTTTACCAAATGCTAATGCTCTCTTAAAGATATCCTTCTTATTAGAGAATGGTGGGTTACTAACCATAATATCCCACTCAAAATTAGGTCTATAACTAAAGAAGTCATGTCCTGTATATATATGAGTACATATTACAGTATAACCGTTTTCATACAATACTTTAACAAACTCACTCTCTAATGTATCAAAAGGACACCATATAGTAAGCTTTTTCTGTAATCTAGCCTCTAATTTAGCTATATGTGGTAAGATAGGTAATACACCATATCTAGGGGTATACATTTCATCACTCTTATTTGTATTCACACCGTAAAGTTGGTTCATGACATACCATCACTCTTAACCATATCTAACAGACTAAAGTTAGAGAACATACTAGGGTTATTAATAGGACACTCATAGTAAAACCCGCACCAATCTTCACTGCATAAGTAATGTTGCTCATGTGATGTTGTAGGGTATAAAAGGCTAACTGCTACATTAGGCTCTATTGACTTCTCTGTAACTAACATTGTATAAACCTCAGCCTTGTTTATTAACTCATACATTCTAGCTTGAATTATGTTAAATGTAGCCTTATCCCTAGTTGGGTTTATAATGTGTTGAGTTACAGGAGTAATCTTAGTCTTTAATTCCTTGCTTCTCACTGCATTATGCAACTCAGTAGCGGTTATGTTATAACCTAAAGCTTTACCCATTAACTCATAAGTTCCTGTTTGCATACGATAAGCGTTGGAGGTCTTTTTAGCTGAGGTTAACTTATGGTCAACTACCTTAATAGTGCTTAACCTATTATCAGCTAGTAAATCTATACTTCCACTAAGTGCAGAATATACACTACTAGGTTTAGGTAATCCAACAGTAAACCTTTGTTCTGTAGCTATAGGTATAACCTGAGGTATTACTTTAGCATATGTATTAACTGCGTTAGCTATGTCATCTCTAGCCTTCTCCTTACTATCACCTTTAGAGTTAAATGATAAATCAAGCTTATCTACTGCCATATCCCAGTTAACTACTGCAATGTCCTTGATAACACTCATATCAGGAGTTTGATGTGTTAATAGTTTCTCACTGTAAGCTAATTCTATAGCATAGTGGTAACTAGTTCCTAGCTGACTCGCCCCTGATGGTTTAGACTTTTTACCTAGTATTGCATTTTGAGCGTATTTATACCAACAGCCTATATCTAAGCTAGAAGGACGCATTACTATTTTACCATCTATCTTTTTTGTTACATTGTTACCTTCATTCTCATTACTTAACGCTGGGTCTATAATAGGCTTGTTAGTGATACCGTATGTTTCCATTATTTATCCTTACTTATTTTATAACATTTTTCACTACAATAGTAAACCTTGAACTTAACCGTACTTGTACACTTTTTATGACACACTTTGCATTTCATTATACTCCTCCATACCTACCATATAGCTTTTAATAAGAAATGAAACAGGCTCATCTAAACTAGTTGCAAAAGGGGTTTTATCTATCTTATTAATGCTCTCTCTATACATATCACCTCTTCTATCCCCACAACAAATAATAAGTCTATAAATTAAATCTACATTCTTATTAAAAGCAAACCCTAGTTTCTTACTAGTACTATAATTAGTTACTAATGTTAGTAAGTACTTACCTACTATTAATGTTACAGGTTTATTTACATCGTGTTCTAGCCTTATATAGTTTTCAGCGTTTTCATCAAACTTAATGGTTACTAGTGTATCACACCCTGTTACTAAGATGCTTTTATGTATCATAGTAAGTATATCTCTTGTTGCTCCAATAGCTTTATACTCTTGTACTTGATTTATAACTGAACCACTTACTTCTAGTGGTAAGGTGTGCTGAGTAAGTAGTGCCTCTATGAATGTATCTTCCATCGTTAATCCTTTTTATTTTAATGTTAAAATTGTATCCTTATTTTACTTAATGTACGCTTAAATTTACCTATTCTTAAAAGCTTCTAACCATTTTTCAGCCTCTTCCATATGCTCTATATAATATCTCCCTGCTATCTTTATATCAGGTATATCTTTATCTGTTTTGCTCCATATGTCGCTATATGATACTTCAATAGGCATAGGAACATCATATAATTTACAATAACCACCCTTATATCCCTTAGTGAGGCATAAAAACCACGCTTTTTGAGCTAAAAGTCCTATCGCATAAGTATAAGCTTCTAAATTTCGCATATCCCCTTTATACTCAAATAATACTGCATCATGGACATTTAAATTTATCTCGCAATCAGGACTCCATATTAAGTTATACTCTTTATAAAGGCTAAGTGCTACTTTTAATGCTTCACTTGTACCACTTGCTTGATTCCACATGTTATTCATCTGGTTATAATACTTACTAAAGTAAGGGTGTCCTAGTATAGAATAGTTAGGTCTGTTAGCCTTGCTATTACTAGCTCCTATCTCGTGACTCTCTGGTATTCTAGGGTAAGTAGCTAGGAATTTCCTTTTAATTTCAGCTAATTCACTACGGGGTATTGATACATCATTCTGTAGTAATAAATCTTGAAAGGTAGGTACTCCCATACCGTACAAGTTACCAAAGTTAACATTTTTAGCTACTACCCTCTGGGTAAGGTTACACATATCTTGAGTATTTTGGTGTATATCGCCATCGTTGTTAAATACCTCATACATGCGTTCTTCACCTGTTAAGGCACACATAGTTCTAATTTCAATTTGAGCAAAGTCAAAGCCTATGTAGACAGTACCCTCTGGAGCTTTAAATATACCCTTCATATCCCTAGGCATGTTCTGCATGTTCTCTTGACTACTACTATAACGCCCTGTGGCAGTTGTAGGTGTAAAGTGTCCATGTATCCTATTATCTGGGTTACTAAGTACAACCTCAGTCATCTTAGTAGCTACGCTTACTCTGTTATTTGCCCCTCTCCAATCCATTATATACTGCATACATTTAGAAACTTCTAAGTATCTCTCAGCAGTTAGTATAGGACGCTTTGCTAGTTTATTTTCTAATTTAATAAGTTTATCAGCTTTTGCCTCTTTAGATACTCTACTGTTATTAATTTTTCTTAACTCAGCTTCATCATCACCATTTAGTGCAATTAAGTAATCATTAAAATCTAAATGCTGAACACGCTTAAGTATATCCTTACTACTACTAGGTAAATCAAGCCACTTACTAACTTGTGAGGAGGAGTTAATATTTAAATTCTTATCCATACCTAGGTTAACTAACTTAGAAAAGGATATATCTCTTTTGTGTTTCTGCTTAACAATAAAATCAGCAGTTTCATCATAGCCTATTGTTAACCCTGTATCTTGCATTTTAACACCAATTAGAACAGCTTCATGAGATATTTTGTTTCTTAGATAGTAGTTATCCTCTTGTTGTTGTGTCATCTGACTTGTTATTGTAGCCTCTCTCTCTTTAATCTTGTTCCATAGTTGAGGTAAGTGGTACACATCACTAGATGCGTATTCTATCTGCAACTCTCCTAAACTATGCTCCCAGTTAGACTTTTGCATTTTTGTTTTGTTAATCTTCATTTCTGTATATGGGTTATATCCTAATACACTATCATATGTATCGTCTAATGAATACCTTCCACTAAAGATATGACTTTTCTGTAAAGGGTATAAATCCCTAGTATATAAGAGGGTGTCGTGGTATGTACTAGGGTCTTTTTTGTAAACCTCCCACTTTTTGTTAGGAAATTCTCTTGATAGGTGTTCTTGTAGTAAAGAGAAATCATAGGCTAAGTTTTGTCCTATCATAATACCCTCCATAACTAAGTTATACAACATATTTCCAGCTTCTTCGCTAGTGCTTAGGTACTTAAAGTCAACTATTAAAGACCTATCCCAACCTTCTTGCATAAACTGAGCTAATCTAATACTACCATAAAAACCACCTTTATATAGCTTAGTAGCATTATAACTCTCCATATCAAAGAAGATAGGCTTACTCATATCAAAAGTATCAATTATATCTTCTAGCCTTACTATAGAGTAAGGGCTTATTGTACCATGTTTAAGCATTTGTATGTCCTAATTCTATTTGTCTTGCTAAGTAAGCGGCTGAGTGTAGGTTAATATAGTACTCCCATAGACTTCTCTTCTTATATGTTTGTAAGTGTATTAAGTACTGTGTTCTAGTTTTATCTACATACTTGTATGCGTTTACTAAGTCTTTATCTCTTATATTAGCATCACTAAAAGTTTTCATTTCTTTAGTTAACTCTACCATTGTTTTATCCTTTATATTAGTTTAGTCCTACTCTCCTAAGAGAGCAGGGTAATCTAATGGTTTTCGCTAAAAAATTCTGGATATTCAGCATAAAGTAAGGCTAAAGCTCTTTTAGTTAAAGCCTTGTGACTTATAAGTACTGTTACCATGCCTTTTAATCTTAAGTGTGTATCACTTATTTCTAATACTTGTATCGGTACAGCTATAGTTGTATGTGTTTGAATATGTAGAGTAATTTTGGTATCCTCTAAAAATACACTCCATACTTGCTCACTTGTGTCTTCTCCATCTATTAAGCTTTTAGGTATCATTATATTAAGTACCTACCCAAAATTTATAGTAGGTATCGCTATTCCACCAGCAGGTTGAGCAACAGCAGGTTGAGCGACAGCAGGTTGAGCAACAGCAGGTTGAGCGACAGCAGGTTGAGCAACAGCAGGTTGAGCGACAGCAGGTTGAGCAACAGCAGGTTGAGCGACAGCAGGTTGAGCAACAGCAGGTTGAGCGACAGCAAGTTGAGC